CCCGAGGTTCATCGTGAGGTTGAGATCGCCTCCAACTATATGAACGAAAAGGGGTTGGCCGTTATGGGCCAATTCTGGGAGAAACGGCGAGAAAAGGTGCTGGTCAACGTTCGGTTGGAGGATTTGCAGCTCCAGTTCCCGCAGATCGACATTACCGCCCTGATCGAGGACAAAGCCGCCGAGGAAGACCTAAAGTCGATCTTTGAGGAGCAGTATGGGTGCAGCCGCTCTAAGGCTACCAAGATGCTGAAAGAGCTGCGGAAGACTGCAGAGACCACGGTGCCAGTTGAAGGGCCAGAGCGGTCCTATCCTGTGCTGCGGGCGTTTAACCTAGATGAAAACCTGTTCATTCCGTCGTTCTCGCTGGATCTGGAACGGGTTCCTGGCATCTACCGCGTCGAGTACTTTACCGCTGAGCAGCTCCGGCAGTTGGTGCGCGACGACGGTTGGGACAAGGACTGGGTGGAGAAGGCCATCGAAACGCAGCGCGGACGATTGATCACCATTAGCCCGTCCGAGTATATGCAGCCGATCAGCCGCTCGTTTGTCTACACGCAGCAGCGGTTCACGGACAAGATTGGCATCGTGTACGCCTATCAGCGTCTTTCGGACGAGGACGGCGTTCCCGGCATTTACTGCACGGTGTTCCACCCGCAGATGCCGCCTGACGACAAGCAGCCTGGCTTCGCGAAGCACGGCCTGCTAGGCTACGCTCACGGCGAGTATCCGTTTGTCCTCTATCGTCGCGAGTACCTGAGCCGCAAGTTGCACGATTCCCGTGGCGTGCCGGAGCCGGGTAAGCCGTGGCAGGATCAGATCAAGGCGCACAAGGACAGCCGCATTGACGCAGCGTCTTTGGCGATCTTGCCACCCATCTGCTACCCGCAAGGCCGTCCTCCGGGCCGCTGGGGTCCGGGTGCGCTGATTTCCGAGCGGCGTCCGAACGAGTATCACTACGCCGACCGGCCTGTGCCGGATATGAACACCGAAAACTCCGAGGCCCTCTTGGAGTCGTCGTTTAAGGAGTACAACGGTTTTGCGGCCCAGAAGGGCGATCCGTCCGTTGATCCGATCTACAACCAGTGGGAGATCAACAAGTTCCTTACCTGCCTCTCCAAGAGTTTCCGCCAGGTTTGGAAGCTCTACAAGCAGTATGGCAAGGAGCAGGTCGTCTTCCGCGTGATGGGCGTTAAAGATGCCGACGCGATGATGTTTGATAAGGGTGACGTAAACGAGGAGTTTGATTTTTACCTGTCGTGGGACGTTCAGAGCACCGACTTCAAGTCGATGGCGGAAAAGTGGACCGCGATTATCCAGGGTGCCCAGTCCCTTGACCGTGATGGTGTCTGCGACTGGTCGGCGCTCTTCCAAGCGTTCGTCTCGTCTATCGATCCCAACATTGCCGAGCGCATCATCCGTCCGGCCAAGGCGGGTCAACAGCAAGTGGTCAACGACGAGCAACAGGATCTTGCTCAGATCTTTGCTGGCATCCCGAAGAACATCCGCATCGGCACGCCGCCGCAGCTTGGCCTACAGGTCATTCAGCAGTACCTGCAGCAGCCTGACGTTCAGCGCCGGTACGGTCAGGACCAAGCCTTCCGCGAGCGCATCGACGCCCGAGCCAAGCAATACCAGTTCCAACAGCAACAGCAGCAGAATGCCACCATCGGTCGCCTAGGTGCCCAGATGCCTGGCCCGATGCCCGCTACTACCTCTCCTCGCAATGCCTCCGCGTAAACGCCAACTCACCACCGCCCGCGAACGGGTGGAACTGCTCCAAGTCGCCATTAGCCGTTTGGCTCCAACCGAGGCGTTTCAAGAATTTATCGATCATCTGCGCGAAATCCAGCGGAACACAATGCTGGATCTGATGAACGATGTGACGGTGGGCGACGAAAAGTTGACTGCTGCCGCTATCGGCGAACTGCGGGCCTATGAGGCTATCATCAACCTGTTTGATGACTATGTGGCGACGCAGTTGCAGCAGACTACGGCCGATGAGGTCTAAGTAGATTGACTAATACCGCTTGACATAGGTCCGTGATATAATCACGGCTGATGGCACTGGGCTCCCGCCCTGTCCCGCCCTTGGGGGCTTTAAACCCACGATGTCTAACGATACAGTTCAAGCCACTTCGCAGCCAGTTGAAGCGCCCCCGGCGCCCGAGACAAAAAGCGATGCACCAAACAGCAATCTGAGTGTAGCTCAGGCCGCGCAACGTCTGCTTAATATGCAGGCGGAAAACGCACAAGCCCAAGCTAAACTAGCGGAACAGGTTGCACAGCCCGACAAGGCTGAAGAACCCGCATCCACAGAAGCGGCACCCGCCGAGTCTGTCGAATCCGAGGCCCCCGAGCCCGAGGCGCAAGCCACGGAACCGGAAGCCGAAGAGGACTCAGTTCCTTCTCAGATCTCGCCAGAGATTCAGAAGAATATCAACAAGCGCATCGGCAAGGAAGTCGCGAAGCGCAAGGCCGTTGAGGCCCAGTTGAATGAACTCAAGCTGGAGATGGCTCGGCAGTCGCAGCAACAGCAGCAGGCGCAATCTGCTCCGGTGCCGATTGCTCCCCTGCCGCAAGGCACGGTGCCACTCGCCCAGATTGAGGACTACAACGGTCTACAGTCCCTAGCCCAACAGGCTAAGGAAGCCAAGCGGTTCGCGCAGCAGCAGCTCGCCAAGACCAACTTTGAGCCCATTCAGCTTGAAGGACAGTTATTGGATCGGGAGGCGCTGAACACCATCATCATCAACGCTGAAAAGACGTTGGAGGATGATATCCCTGCCAGGACGCAGTTTCTGCAACAACGCGGTCAGGCTCAACAACTTGCCTACGAGAAGTTCCCCTTCTTGAAGGACAAGTCCACTCCCGAATACGTCGCGGCCCAGCAGGCTTACCTGCAGATGCCGTGGCTGAAGAACCTTCCGAATGCGGAATGGATTATTGGGGTGCAGATTGAGGGGCTGAAGGCGTTGCAGGCTAAGGAGAAAGGTAAGGCCAAGCCTTCTAAGGCTGGCGTCATCCCCTCCAGCAAGCCGCCCAGCAGTCAAACGGTTGCCACTTCTGGAAGTTCCGAAAGCCGCGTTCCTGCTTCTACGAAGTCGGCCACGCAGGTTGAGGCCCTCCGGCAGCATCTGTCCAAGAAGGGTGGAGTCACGACAAACGAAGCAGTCCAATTCCTCCTGGCCCGAGAAGCGGCCAAACAAACTCGTTAAACATTAGTTTATGGCTCTTAGCACTACTTACAACGTCGCGGGGGATCGCGAAGATCTCACCGATTTCCTTACCATCCTCGCCCCCGAGGATACCCCGAAGGTTTCCACCTTCGCGAAGACCAAGCGGATGACCAACGCCTATCAGGAGTGGCAGGTTGACTCCCTTTCGCCCGTCAGCTTCGGCGGCGTGCTGGAAGGTCAGGATGTCCTCGCCTTCTCCAATCAGGCCGTCAACCGCGCCCGTATCGGCAATTACGTCCAGCAGTTCCGCGAGCAGTGGATGGTCTCCCGCTTGCAGGAGGCTTCGGATGTGGCCGGTGTCGCCAGCGAGGTCGCCAACGCCAAAATGAAGGCGATGCGCGAACTGAAGCGGTCCATCGAGGCTTGCATCGGTTCCGACAATGATCGCCAGCAGGAGGCGCCCCCGTCCCCGTACAAGCTGCGTGCTCTCGGCAAGTGGATCAGCGCCACCCCTGGCACTGACGTTCCTGCCGCGTTCCGCACGCCCTCCGGCAACATCGACACCACGGCCACTGGCTCCCTCGGTGAGTCCGCGTTCAACGATGTGTTCCAGTCCATCTTCCAGCAGGTTGGTGGTCGCCGGTCCTACACGCTGTTCGCTGGCCCGAATCTGAAACGGGCGATCAGCAAGTTCCAGCGTCAGGAAGGCGCGTCTGGCACCACGAAGACCTATCAGGTCACGCAGGATGCCTCCTCGCACAAGATCGACCTGGACGTTACGGTCTATGTCGGTGACTTCCACACCGTGACGGTCGTTCCCGACCTGTTCAACGGTATCGCGGACGGCGCTGATCCCTCGACCACCACCAACCAGCAGAAGGCCCGTGGCTACGTCATTGACCCCGAGCTGGTCGGTATCGGCTATATGCTGGGTATCGAGTCGAATGAGCTGCCGGACCTCGGCGGTGGTCGTCGCGGGTTCATCCTCGCGGCCCTCACCCTCCTGGTGAAGAACCCCCTCGGTCTCGGCAAGTTTGCCGGCACCAGCTAACCCTCAACCTAGGAGGAAATCACAATGGCTGATACTGCTGTCACTATCTCCCGCGCCCGCACCTCGCAGCTCTCGCTGCAGGAGCAGGCTCGCGGCTTCTCCCACAAGTACACCGTCAAGAGTGCTGATGTGGCGCTGGGCACCGGTTCTACGGACACGGTGACCGTCACGCTGGGCACGCTGCCGGCGAAGTGGGCCATCAACAACGCGCTGGTGAACATCTCGACTGCCTTTGCGGGCACGACGGCGTTCACGGTCGTTGTTGGCACGACCACCACGACCAACAGCTTCATCACCTCGCAATCGGTGCTGACGGCTGGTGTGCTGGCTGGTGTCCCGACGACCGCCACGGTTCGCACCGCGACCGCGACTGCCAATATGGTGGCCGTGTTCACGAATGCGACGGGTGGTAGCCCGTCCGCCCTGACGGCGGGCGAGCTGGACATCTACCTCAACATCATCGATCTTACGACGATCGAGAAGCTGGGTTAATGCTACCTGGGGGCATCCCGTAAGGGCTCTGCCCCCTTCCCTCTTTTATGGTTCAGTCCGAGCCGCAGATCATCACCTCTCTCCCGCCGAACGTCGTCCGCGAGTTTTGGCGCGAAATCGAAGAGGGTTTGCCTGCCGAGAAGGTGCAGGCTGGTTTGCGTCAGGTTGAACAAGCCAAGGTAATGGCGGCTCAGGGCTCGACCAAGATCGATGGCCTTGGGCAGATGGCGGCAAAAATTGATGCCCGCCTGTTTTTCCGCCTTCAGCAGCAGCACGGCAACCAGGTTCACGAATGGATGCCGGAGTATCTGAAGGACAACCCCGATATGTGCGCTAAGGGCTACCGCCCCAAGGTGAATCCCGCCCGCCGCGGGATTACGGGCGGCTGGTACGCCAACAAGGACACTTGAGGACGACCCCGTACAGCAAGGCACTGGCACAGATTTGCGGCCTGATCGGCGTACCGACCAGCCGCCTGTCCACCGAGCTGGCGGATAGCATCAACGTCCTGTTTAACGCCAACGTCCGCCAGATCTGGGGTGCGGGCAACTGGCCCGATCTGTCGATTTGGGGTGAAGCGCGGTTTGCCGGTAACGTCCTGACGTACCCCAATGACCTAAGCCAGACGGCCTATTGGACGGCCACTAACGCTTCGATTACGGCCAATTCGATTAACAACCCGGCCGACAACCGCACCACGGCCTCAAAAGTCCTAGAAACGGCCGCAACGGGCGAACACAAGGTGGCCCAGACGGTTACTGGGTTCCCTTCGACGGACTATCAGGTAAGCGTATACGCCCGCCCGAATGGCCGGAACTACATCCGGCTAGCGGTCAACGACGGGACGACCACCTTCAGTACGTTCTTTAACGTGCAGGCTGGTACGATTGGCACGCAGGCCAACGTCACCTCAGCCAATATCCAGCAGTGCCCCAACGGGTTCTTCCTTTGCACGATCACGTACACAACTGGAGCTGCTTGCACTTCGCAGACGTACAGCCTCAACGTCTCTACGGACGGAAGCACGATTTCCTACGCGGGTGACATTACCAAGGGCGTGTACGCTTGGGGTGCCCTGATGGTGCAGCAGACCAACGTCTCGCCCAACCAGTTTATTGTTCCCTACGAACAGACTGGCGAAAAGGTGATCGACGTTCTGTTCCAAGCTTGGGTGGATAACCCAGCGATGGTGACCTACCCCCGCCCGCAGGGATATGTCGTTACGGACACGGGGTTCCAGATGATTTCCACGGCTGGTGGATTTATGGGGACGAATGGGTACGTCTCGTACAACACCAATCCTGCCAATCCGGTCTACCTTTTCTACCGCCGTGCCCCTCTGAACTACTCCGGCGATACGTTTAGCGCCACGGCTACCTATGTGGCCGACCAGTACATCTACTACACGCGGACGACTGGGGCGCTGACGGGTACGTCAGATTACTGGAAGTGCCTAAGCGCGACCACGGCAGGCCAAGATCCCGAGGATACCCCGGCCAAATGGGAACTACAGGAACTGCCGGAGGCGCTGAGCGGCGTACTGGTCTGGCAAACGTTTGGTGACTGGCTGGTGCAGGACGGCCAGATGGACAAGGCCACCCAAGCCTACCAGACTGCGGAATTGAAGAAGTTGAACGAATGGGATCGCATTGAGCGGCAGATGCCTGACAACTTCCAGATGCAGGTCTTTACCCACACTACGTCTCAGAATCGAAGCTGGTAACCCACCCACCTTATGGCCTCGTTCAACCTCAATAACATCTTCCCGAAGCCCGCCATCTATCGTGGCAGCTCGGTGGCTGACCAGCGGCTTACGGTCAGCAGCACGGCGGTTCAGCTCTCGGCCTTTGGCGATACCACCAATATGGTGATGTTCGACATTCAAGACGCCGATGTGATGTGTACAATTGACGGCAGTACGCCCACCTCCAGCAACGGCCACCGTCTCTATCAGGGCCGAGCGTACACCTGGAGCACGGCAATGGCGCAGGCTGCTAAGTTCATCCGTCAGGCTGGCACCGATGCGGTGATCCACGCTAGCGAGTGCCAGTTGTGAACGTACTTGCCTCCGAGTTTGGCAGTGCTCTGAACGTCCTCGGCCAACGTATTGGCGAGGCGGACAACTACGGCACGGACTATCCGCTCTTCCTCAACACGGGAGTGCTGCTGATTGGTGGCACGACCGACAAGATCCTTACCTCAACTGGCGATAGCCTCAAGTGGGTTGCGCCGTATCCTGGACCCTAATCTGTTATGGCTGACACACGCATCAATCTACTCAGTACCGCCACCAGTTCTGTCGGGGACGACTTTGTGCCGATTGACGGGACGACGAACGGCACGCGGAAGCTGTCTGCCTACAGCCCGAGCTTTGGCGGCAACGCCACGGTGGGCGGGACGCTGACGGTGAATGGGCAGCTTACCGCAAATGACTTATCGTTCGGACTAGTCGTTAATGGGGCCGGAATAGCTCTACAGACCTCAGGCTCTGCCTCCCTCCGCTATCAAGATGCTGGCGTAAACAAATGGTGGATTTACAAGCTAAGCACCGACACTCAGCTTTACTTCCGGGATATGGCGAATGCCCGGATGCAGATGGTTATGGTGCCGGGTGCTACGTCTAGCGCGGCTCTTACCAGTATCTATTCTGGCGTAGCAATTGACTCTACCACCGCCTCCACAGGCACCTCGTCCGGCGCTCTGGTGGTGGGCAACGGAACGAGTGGCGGGCTGGGGGTGGGTGGTAA